GTCATGGCGATAATTTACATACCGGGTATAGGGGTCAGTGGTGGCAAAGTGTCAGGATTGCGACTTTCTGGCTAAAACGGGTGCCGGCTTGGCTGCACATCGGCGCAGCGCCCATGCCTCATCGGTTCCGGCCGGGGCGAACGCCAAAGCCATCGAGGTCACCCTCGACCAGCTCAAGCAGATGGGCCGACTGGAGACGATCGACACCGCCCGGGTACAGGCCCTGCGGTCGATCGCGGCCGCGCTGGATGAGAACCCGTTCAACTCGCAGATGTGGCGCGAGTACCGCGAGGCGCTGGAGGGGTTGACGGTCGATGACTCTGGCGATGGATCGGCTGACGACCTCATCGACGAGTTGTCCGCCCCGGTACGCAACCCGGCGTAGGCCCGAGCGGGAGACCTTCGGCCACGAGTTGGCGGCGATCGCGGACAAACTCCGCCAGCCGCTCATGCCGTGGCAGCGGCTGGTCGCCGACGTGGCCTGCGAGATTGACCCGCTGACCGGCCTACCGGCCTACCGTGAGGTGCGGGTGACCGTTCCCAGGCAGTCTGGGAAAACGACTCTGTTCCTGGCCTGGCAGATCAACCGGTGCGTGTCGAAGCGGTGGCAGCATCCGCAGCGGTCGGCGTTCACCGCGCAGACCGGCAAGGATGCCCGGGACAAGTGGCTTGACGAGTTGTTCCCGCTGATCCGGGCCTCCCAGATCAAGCGGTTGGTGGCAACCCGCGGTAAGCGGTTGCACATCAACGAGGGGATGGGCAACGAGTCCATCCAGTTCCGCACCGGTTCGTTGATCCGGCTGTTGTCGACGTCGACGACCTCGGGGCACTCCAAGACGCTGCAGCAGGCGGTCATGGATGAGGTGTGGCACGACGTCGACGACCGCCGCGAGCAGGGCCTGCGCCCGGCGATGATCACCGTGCCTGACGCTCAGCTGTTGGTCTGCTCGACCGCCGGCACAGATGCGTCGGTGGTGTTGAACCGGAAGGTGGACAGCGGTCGCAAGGCGGCGGAGACCGGCGCCGGCTCGGGCGTGGCCTACTTCGAGTGGTCGGCGCCGGACGGCTGGGACCCGGACGACGAGGCCTCCTACTTCACGTTCATGCCGGCGTTGTGCCCGGATCCGCCGTGCCGCTGCGCTGGCCCTGGTGAGACTTGGCGGCACACGATCACCTCGTTGGCCGCGATCCGCGCCGAGCGGGAGGCTATGACCCCGGCGGAGTTCCGCCGGGCGTACGGGAATCTTCGTACGTCCTACGGCAACGACGGGATCATCACCGCTGGCATGTGGGGGAAGCTGCACGACCCGGACTCGCAACGCTCGGGCGATGTGGCGCTGGGTGCGGACGTCTCCCCGTTGCGGGACTATGCGGCGATCTCGGTGTACGGCCTGCGTGGCGACGAGTTCGGGCATGGGCAGTTGGTGGACTACCGGCCGGGCACGGATTGGCTGGTGGGCCGGCTGGCGGAGTGGAAGGACGCGCTGGATCCGGTGGCGATCGGGATGGGCCGCGGCACCTACCAGAGCCTGAAGGAGGACTTGACCGAGGTCGGCATTGAGGTGCCGGAGCCGTGCCAGGCCGCCAGGTGTGCGGACCCGCTGCATCCGAATGAGCCGGCGCGTGGGGATCTGGCGGTAACCACGGCGACGTCGATGGCGGCGGCGTGCGGGCAGATGATCGACGCGGTGCGTCAGGAGACGCTGCGGGTGGTCCCGTCGGATGATCTGGACGATTCGGCGGTTGGTGCGCGGACCCGCATGTCGGGGGACACGATCGCGTGGGCGCCGAAGGATTCCCGCGCGGTGATCGCGCCGATTGTGTCGCTGACGGTGGCCCGCTGGGCGTATGAGACCCGGGCGCATCTGGTGGCCGATGCGGATTATGACATTTTGGCAAGTTTCTATTGATCTTCCATGCCTCGCCCTGCCCAACCTAGCCAAGCGCTGCCGGGCCAGGACACGCCTCGCCTAACCTTGCCGCGCCTCGTCCTGCGTGGACGCCCCGGACTCGGACCGGGGCGTGTGCCACTCGCCCTCCATGCCATGCCTTTGCCTTGCCGCGCCCTGCCGTGCCAAGCCGGGCCAAACCTGGCCGTGCCACGCCATGCCGCGCCGGGCCTTGCGTGGGTGCCGGGGCCCTGAACCCCGGTGGCTGCCAGTCACCCCCCATGCCTTGCCCCACCACGCCTCGCCTTGACTCGCCACGCCTTGCCAAGCCTTGCCGCGCCGCGCCATGCCTTGCCTCGCCACGCCGTGCCTCGCCGCGTAAACCTACGTTCCGTCTTCGAGGCGCTCCAGCCTCATCCGCAACTCGGCGATCTCTTCCTCGGAACGCTCGTACCGTTGGTCCATCGACGACAACGCCTGTTCAAGCCGCTTGTGCCTGATGTCCATGCGTCGGTTGAAGTCCATCTGAGCGGCGAACGCGCGGGCGACCACTTCGAATGCCTGCCGGGTGTCCGGGTCCATCCCTGACATGTCGACGTGTACGACCTTCGAATGTCCGGACCGCAGCGCGTGGGTTGAGCGGCGCTGCTGGCGTTGCGCAAGCTGCATGTGCTCCGGCGGGCGCACGACGCGGTAGCCCTTGTTGGGGACCGCATCGACCGCGCGTTTGTCCATCTGCTCGTGCTCACGGGCGGCGCGGCGCATGGCCATCTGGATCGGATGCCGGTCCTTGTGGGGGTCGAGCCCGAGCGCGGCGCCCATCGCCTCGTAGGTGAGTACGGCGTTGGTCTCGGTCTGGCACAGCAGCTCGTAGACGACTTGCCAGCGGGGTCGGTCTCCGATCGGCTGGAACGATGCCATCACACGGCCGTGACGGTTGCGACGAACCGGCCGTAGCGGGGGCGCCAGTCGCCCAGGCCGATGAGTTGTCCGGCGGTTTCGGCGATGGATTCGATCTCGACAAGGTCGACCACATTGATGTCGATGTAGCCGAGGGCGTCGGTGCGCCACTCGCGGAACATGGGCCGGCAGCGCATCACCCGCTGTTGTCCGACCTTGGCCGATGCGAGCAGGCGGAAGTTCTCGTCGGCCCACAGCCCGGCCGGGTCGCGGGGTCCGCGGTAGGCGAGCGGGTTGGTGTCCGACTTGATGAACACGCCTTCCTTGATCTTGGGTCCGCGCTTGGACTTCTTGGCGGCGTCGTAGAGCGCGCGCCAGATGTTCTCGCCGGGGATGTAGGGGCCGATCTCGGGATCGGCGTAGAGCGAGCCTGCGTGCTCTATGCGGGCGATCTCCTGGTGGTCGTCGTCGGTCTTCTTCGTCTTGCCGGTGAGGCGTTTCAATGCCTTGGCGGCTGGGTCGAGTGGGTTGGACAGCCGGCCGTTGTGCATGAGCAGGCTTGCTGTGCCTTCGATGGTGATCCGGAAGTCCATCCGGGGTTCCTCTCCTAAGTGATGGGTAGTCCCTGCCTCGCCACGCCCGGCCTGGCCCAGACAGGCCATGACTCGCCGTGCCCGGCCAAACCGCGACGCGCCGTGCCGGGCCTCGCCGTGTCACGTGTTACGAGCAATATACCACGACTACTGAGCTATAGCCCAGGATACAACGATGGGAGGCCCGGTGCGGGACAAGATCACCACGTCGCTTGACACGCTGGGCCTACTTGTCCTGGCCACCGGCGGCGGTGTGGCCGTGGCCGGTTGGGCCGGCCTGGGCGCCGATCTGGTCGCCACCGGTGTCGGGATGGCATCGGCCGGGCTGCTGGTCGTGGGCGGTTCGGTGCTGATGGTGTGGGCGGGCGGTGGGCGTCGGTGAGCCTGTTCACCCGCCACCGGCGCACCTCAACCATCACCGGCCCGCCGCTGTTCGACGGGGACATTCCCCCGCGCCCGGGCAGCAGTGGGCGCCGGGGTGTGGTGGCGGTGACCTCCGACTCGGCGATGCGGCACTCCGCGGTGTGGGCGTGCCTGCGCATCCGCGCCGACCTGATCAGCACGTTCCCCTGCGACACGTTCCGCCGGATAAAGGGTCTTCGGCCGGTGGAGGTGCCGAAGCCGGCGGTGCTGGTCACCCCCGGCGGGGAGCGGTGGGACTATCAGGACTGGATGTACGCCAGCCAGGTGGATCTTGACCGGGCCGGCAACGTCCTCGGCTTGATCACCGAGCGGGACGGCAACGGGAAGCCGGCGCAGATCGACCTGCAAGGCTTGGGCGACTGGTCGGTGCGGGAGCTGCGCGACTCGGGTGAGCTGGAATACCGGGTGAAGGGCAAGAAGTACACCGCGGATCAGGTGTGGCATGAGCGGCAGTACGTCGTGTCCGGGCTGCCGGTGGGCCTGTCGCCGATCGCCTACGCTGCCTGGTCGGTGTCGGAGTACCTCAGCGCGCAGCAGTTCGCCCTGGACTGGTTCGGCGGCGGCGGCGTGCCAAAGTCGTGGTTCCGCAACAAGGCGAAGACGCTCGCGCCGGGCGAGTCGTCGGCTATCAAGGAGCGCTACCAGGCGGACATCGCCAATGGCGACGTGCTGGTCACTGGCCGGGACTGGGAGTATGACCCGCTGCAGAGCGAGCAGATGGGCATGGAGTGGTTGGAGGGCCGAAAGTACGGCTTGGCTGACATCTCCCGGTTCCTCGGCGTCCCGGCGGACATGATCGAGGCGGCGGTCAGCGCCGGCGGGTCGGTGCGGTACGAGAACATCACGAGCCGGCACCTGGACTTCCTCATCTTGCATCTGGGTCCGGCGGTGGCCCGGCGGGAGAAGAACCTCACCAAGCTGTTGAGCGAACCCCGGTTCGTGAAGCTGACCACCGATGCGTTGCTGCGGATGGACCCGGAGAAGCGGGCCAAGATGATGGACGAGGCGATCAAGCACCGCCGGATGACTGTCACCGAGGCGCGCGAGCTGGACGACCGGGCGCCGCTGACCAGCGAGCAGGAATCCGAGTTCGTCCGACTGTTCGGCGTGCCGCGGGCCAACGTTGAGACGACGGCCCGCGACGAACGGGTAGACCCTGAGCCGCCGTGGCAGCAGGTGTCCCCGTGGTCGTCGGTGCCGGCACCGCGGCCGCCGACATTCGAGGACGTCGGCTGATGGCCGGCCAGAGCGAGGAGGCGGCGGTGACCGAGAGCATCCATATGCGCCGGTTGCAGGGCCTGAAGGACCGGACCGCGGCGCGGATCATCACCCGGGCGCAGCGGGAAGGGTTGAGCGTTGCCGAGTTGGCCGCGGTGCGGCTGCCCTGGTACGCGATCAGCAACCAGGCTGAGGACTCGGACGAACCAGCCACGGTGTGGATCTACGACGAGGTGGGCGGCAGCTTCGGCGTCGAGGCGGAGCAGTTCGCCCGGGACCTCGACGCGATCCAGGCCAAGGAGATCCTGGTCCGGGTCAACAGCCCCGGCGGCAGCGTGTTCGACGGGATCGCGATCTACAACAGCCTGCGGCAGCACCCGGCGCGGATCATGGTCTCGGTGGACTCGCTGGCCGCGAGCATCGCCAGCGTGATCGCGATGGCCGGCGACGAGGTGCGGATGCACCCCGGCAGCCAGATGATGATCCACGACGCGCTCGGGATTGAGCGCGGTCATGCCGCGGACATGGCGCATATGTCCACGTTCCTGGACCGGCAGAGCGACAACATCGCCGGCATCTACCGGCGTAAGGCCGGCGGGATGAACGCGGACTGGCGGGATCTGATGCTCGCCGAGACCTGGATGTTCGCCGACGAGACGGTGGAGTTCGGCCTGGCCGACGTGGTTGTCGACGACGACCCGCCGGCGCCGCCGGACGCCGAGGTGCAGGAGCGGATGGCGCACCGGCACGACCTGCGCGACTTCCGCCATGCCGGCCGCCGCGCCGCCCCGCCACCCCGGCGGCGTACCGCGGTCAGGCCGCAGCGCCAGCGGACGGAGGAAGGCATGCCGGTGATCACACGCTCGAGCAGCGACGCGGAGCGCCGGCAGGCGGCGACCGCGCGCACCGCCGCGGCCGGTGACCGTACGGGCCGGGTGGCCCGCCGGGTGGCACCGGTGGGGGTGGGTGCGGCTCGGATGGCCGCGTTCCCCGCGGCGATGCGTGCCGAGTTGGTCGAGCACAACGGCCAGCGGCGTTACCACCTGCAGGGCCACGCGTCCGTGGTCGAGCAGCCCTACGAGATGTGGGACAGCTTCGGCCCGTACATGGAGGTCATCGAGCGGGGGGCGTTCGACAAGACGTTGGCGGCCAGCCCGGACGTGGCGTTCCTCGTCAACCACCGTGGCGTGACGATGGCGAGGACCACGAACGACTCGCTGCGGCTGGAGATGGACGACACCGGGCTGAAGACCGACGCCTGGCTGAACCCGAAGCGGCAGGACGTGTCTGACCTGGTGACCGCCATCGAGGACAAGGACGTCACGGAGATGTCCTTCGCGTTCATGCTGGCCGACGGCGCCGGCCGGTGGAATGAGGACTTCACCGAGTTCCGCGTCGCCGAGGCGGACATCGACCGCGGCGACGTGTCGGCGGTCAACTACGGGGCCAACCCGTACACCGACGTGTCCGCCCGCTCCCGTGAGGTGCTGGCCGACCTGGACCATCTGCCGGCCGGCGCGGCGCGCGCGGCGGTGGCCCGGCTGCAGGCCCGCGCGGACATCTGCGGCACGAACGTGGCTGAGCGGATGGCCGAGTTGGAAACGCCGACCATCCCGGCCGAGCCCCAGCACGGCCGCAGTATCGCCCACATCGAGGCGTTGCTCGAAGCGTAGGACCGGCACTCAGACCGGCCCGGCAGTACCGGCACTCAGACCGGAAACCGTCAACCAGCACCGCGGACAGCGAGCCGACCCTCAGATCGGTGGCACGCGGAGCAGCCCAACAGCTGTCTCTGTGAGGAGCAAACCGATCATGGCAACAATCGAGGATCTGATCCTGTCCATCGAGGTGGAGCAGGAGCAGGCAACCAAGCGGCGCGACCGTGCGCTCGCCGAGGTCAAGAGCATCTTGGCCCGGGCGAAGGCGGACGGCCGCGCGAACCTGACCGGCGAGGAGGACGCCGACTGCGACGCGGCGATGAAGCGGCACAAGCAGTCGGAGGCGGACCTGCGTGGCATCGGCGAGAAGATGCGGCGGGCACGGGAGGCTCAGGAGGCCGAGCGGCAGATCGAGGCCGGCCTGCAGGAGCGGATCGCGGACCCGAAGACCACCGCGGGTGCCAAGCCGGCCTATGACCGGGTGGCCCGGGTGGGTTCGGAGGAGCGGACCTACCACAAGGGCAACTGCCGGGGTGGCCGGGAGTTCCTGATGGACGTGACCCGCAACTTCCTGTACCAGGACCCGAGCGCACAGGTGCGGCTGGCTCGGCACATGTCGGAGGAGCGGGTCGAGCGCGGCCAGTACCTGGAGCGTGCGACCGGGACCGGCGCATTCGCCGGCCTGACCGTGCCCCAGTACCTGACCGAGATGTTCGCGCCCGCGGTGGCGGCTCGGCGACCGTTCGCCGACGCGATGACCTCGCTTCCGCTGCCACCGGCTGGCATGACGGTCAACATCAGCCGTGTCACCACGCCCAGCTCGGCGGCCCTCCAGGCCAATGAGAACGATGCGGTGAGCGAGACCGACATGGACGACACGCTGTTGACCGAGAACGTGCAGACCGTATCCGGTCAGCAGACGGTCAGCCGGCAGGCGATCGACCGCGGAACCGGCATCGAAGAGGTTACGATGCGGGACCTGCAGCGCAGGTTCGCCACCACGCTGGACTCGACGATCATCAACCAGGGGACCACCGGGCTGCTGGCGGTCGCGACTGACATCACGTACACCGACGCGGCACCGACCGGCGCCGACCTGTATCCGCGGATCCTGCAGGCTGCGGCGGCATCCGAAGCGGCGTTGCTGGGCCAGGCGGACCCGGATGTGGTCGTGATGCACTCGCGGCGCTGGTACTGGCTGCAGAGCCAGATGGTGTCGACCTGGCCGCTGATCGGTCAGCCGGGCATCGACCCGCGGCATGGCGGCGAGAACCTGGCCGAGCAGTACGGGTCCGGGTTCCGCGTGGTACTGCCGTCCGGGATGCG